GAACCTGAACCAGAACCAGAACCAGAACCAGAAGCAGAAGCAGAACCTGAACCTGAAGCAGAACCAGAACCTGAAGCAGAACCTGAACCAGAACCTGAACCAGAACCTGAACCAGAACCTGAACCTGAACCAGAACCAGAACCTGAATCAGAACCTGAACCAGAACCTGAACCTGAACCTGAGCCAGAAATATTTGATCATTTTGAGGTTACATTTACAAATACAGCAACTATAAATGAAACAGATTTCAATAATTATAAAAATATAATGTTAACATCCTTTACTAAATGGGATTCTGTTATAAATGGCGTTTCAAATGAATCATTGGGAACTAATTTCAAATTATATGTAGAGGTTGCTATTAATTCATTAGGTGACTCAACATTGGGGAGCGCACGTCTTACAACAGTTTATAACCCATCAAATTATACAACAGGGACAACTTCATTGTATAATACATCATATGGAACCAATTTATTTCCGTATTCAGGTAAGTTTACTATTAACTCAGCGTATATATCTGGTTTGAGTACTGACATTAAACCATCAGGTCTTTCTCTTCTATATTATACAACATTACATGAAGTAGGTCATTTACTAGGTATTGGTAATTTATGGACTTTGACTGATGTATCAGCACCAGTAGAAACACATTTAGAAGATGATGGTACTAGTCGAATGTATTATAGTGGTATAAATGCTCTAAGTGAATATCGTACGGTTTTTAATGATACATCATTAGTAGGAATACCTATAGAAGATAATGGCGGGGGTGGTACAGCTAATTCTCATTTGGAAGAAGGTACAGAAGGTAGTGTTACTACAAATGACCGGTATATAGGTGGTAAATTGCATCCTGGATTAGATCAAGAACTTATGACTGGATGGGCTGAAAATTTTAATTTTGATATGCCATTAAGTAAAATAACCATTGGGTTGTTACACGATTTGGGTTATAGTGTGAATTACTCTGAAGCAGATGTCTATAATAATCCAAAAACTCCATGGACTACTGATATTACTTATTCAGTAATAGAAAATAGTACTGATAATGTAATTACATTGAATGGTAATTGTTTTGTAGATGTAAGTTTAAATTATGTTATATCCAACATTGTAGGTAATGGTATATTGGTGGATGCCGTTAATAATCAAACTGTAACTACTGGGTATATATCGTCAGATGAATTACTTTATACCCCAACCCAAGGTGAAACATTTTCATTCAAGTACGATGTCAAGTATACAAATAATACAACTGAAGGTTATATTTTTTCAAATACATCAACCGTATTAATTAATATTGGGTCTATATAATAATAAATTTTAAAAATAATACCCCCATTAATTTCTTTAATATAATTTTTCTAAAAAATATATTTGAGATAATGTATAATTAAATATATTTATCGCGGAATAAAAAGACAATTGGCTTATTAAGTGAAATTTATATTATATATATAATATAAATGTTTGAAATTATATGATTTTTATTAACCAATTTTTACGAATGGATGCAAGAGCTCATCACAAAATAAGAATGTTCTTCGCACCATTATCGTACTGAACTTAAACGCAAGGTGACGCTGGCTTTTAGTGAAAGTGTATACGCCAACAGGGTGCTACTGACAATTTAGTAGTGGAGAACTTTTTACTCAAGGTCGGAACTTATATGAGGGACCGTCGGTATTTATTCAGAAATTTTCAGATTCTGACTGGGTTTTAGGGTTGGATGCAGAATGGACTAATTATCTAACTACTGTCCCAGATACGTTCAATAGCTTACAAGTTCTTCCATCAAGTGCTACATCTATGACAGTAAAAGTATGGTCATAAAAATTAACATAAAAGTGTTATTAGAAGTTAAGTCTAATCAACAGCTACCAATCATTTATTGTAGAACATTAGCGTCAACAAGTGTAGAAAACGCAAGGGAGATTTTCTGTATCAGGTGACAGGAACGCCTAAATTAGAACTAGGCGAGGATTATAATACAGTATCTTTATTTTACGGCTATGGTAATAATGGCGCAAACGACGCTAGTGAGGCCGAAGAGACCTTTTACCGCTATGATGTAAGTTTCATACTGCCTAACCACCTAAGAAGTAATCTGGGATTAGCGTTGAAATTATATTTCATTAACCCATCTACAGACTGGATGGGTAATCCAACCATTACATTTGGGTCAATCATGCTTTGATGGATTCGCCCAAACAAACTTTTACTGTAACTGTTAAGTAATAACCGTTATTCTAATGGCTTTTTCTTTAATACAATACAATAATATAAAATCAAATTACTATATTATTATATTAGAGATAATATGAATAGTATAATTAATATGAATGTTAAAAAGCGAAATGGTTCTTATCAAAAAGTATCCTTTGATAAGATTTTGTGGAGGTTACAATCTTTATCGGATAAAGAACCTAAATTGGAAGGTATTGATATTATCCCTATATCACAAAAAGTAATATCACAATTATATTCTGGTATAGAAACATTTAAGTTAGACGAATTAGCCGCACAAATCTGTGCTTCTCAAATAACCGCCCATCCAGAGTATGGTGTTTTGGGGTCTAGACTGATTATATCTAATAATCAGAAATTAACGTCCCCTTCATATTCTGAAACCGCTTATATTCTCTACAATAATAAAGATAAATTTGGAGAACATAATCCATTGATTTCAAACGATATTTATACAATTATATTAGACAATAAGGAAAAACTTAATTCGGCAATTAACTATGAGAATGATTTTTTATTTGATTATTTTGGCTTTAAAACCTTGGAAAAAGCCTATTTAATTAATATAAATGGTGTAATTATAGAACGTATCCAACATTTGATTATGAGAGTTTCTCTAGGAATTCATGGTAATAATATTGAAAAGGTGCTCGAAACGTACCACTACATGTCACAAAAACATTTTATTCACGCCACCCCCACATTATTTCACAGTGGGACTGAATACCCCCAATTATTAAGTTGTTTTCTTTTAGGAATGGAGGATTCTGTTGATGGGATATATAAGTGCTTGAGCGATTGTGCGAAGATCTCCAAATGGGCTGGAGGTATTGGTGTATGGGCGCACAGCATAAGATCTTACAATTCGTATATTAAAAGCACAAATGGAAAAAGTAATGGCGTTCTACCAATGTTAAAAGTATTTAATAGTGTGGCAAAACATATTAATCAGTCTGGTAAGCGAAATGGGTCTATCGCACTGTATTTATCTGCTTGGCACGCAGATATAGAGAAATTTTTAGATGCGAAGAAAAATCACGGCGATGAAGAAGCGCGAGCGCGAGATTTATTTTATGCTTTATGGTTATCGGATCTATTTATGGAACGGGTTAGAAATAATGGGATGTGGACATTAATGTGCCCTAATCAAGCTAAAGGATTAAATGATACATATGGCGATGAATTTGTGAAATTGTATACGCAGTATGAGAATGACCCAAAATATGTTATTAAAAAAATAAAAGCAGTGGATTTGTGGGAGAAAATTATAATATCACAAATAGAAACAGGGACACCCTACATATTATACAAAGATGCTTGTAACAAAAAATCGAATCAACAAAATCTAGGGACAATTAAAAGTTCAAATTTATGCACCGAAATTATAGAATATTCGGATGAGAAGCAATATGCTTGTTGTACGTTGGGATCTATAGGACTTCCGTCATTCATAGAACCTTATGATTATTCTACTATAGAAACGGTGACGGTGTTTACAAATCCAGATTGTAAATTTTGTAAATATGCAAAAACATATCTTAAAAATTTAAATATTAATTATACCGAATTAGATTTTATAGAAAAGAGATCTATTTTAGATGAAATGATGCCACCCAATATTGACATTAAAACTGTTCCACAAATATTTATTAAATATAAATTGGGGGCGAAGGATCCCGGGGCAAAGGATTCCAGGACAAAGGATCCCGGGACAAAGGAATCCGGGACAAAGGAATCCTATGTAGGTGGGTTTGATGATTTAATGATGACTTTTAAATCTACCTTTAATTTTAAAAAATTATATAAAACAGTGCGTATATTAACGTATAATTTAAATAGAATAATAGATATAAATCATTACCCAGTCCCAGAAACGCGTTATTCCAACAAATTACACCGACCAATCGGATTAGGGGTTCAGGGTTTAGCAGATGTATATTTTCAAATGTGTGTTCCATTCGATTCGGAAGGAGCATCATTACTTAATAAACAGATATTTGCTACTATTTATTACGCCTCATTGGAGGAGTCATTATCCATATGTAAGGTGAGGAAAGAAACGATGGTAAACATAAAAGAATTAAGGAAAAAAATAAATACACCGTATGTAAAAGCAAATGAATATACCGAAAACATCCGAAATATATATAAATGGAAAACAGGTTCTCCAAAAACTGTAATGGATAATGCGGCTATAGAAGAAAAAAAATTAATAGAATTAGAAAATTCGATACTGTGTGTGGATGAGGAATTATATAAAAATAGCGATTTAGTTGAACGAGAGGATAAATATCTGGGTTCTTATTCCTCTTTCGAAGGAAGTCCATTATCTAAAGGGTTGTTTCAATTTGATATGTGGGATAAACAGCCATTGGAAAGAGTTCCAGAGATCGAATTTGATTGGGACAGTTTACGCAATGAAATTATAGAAAACGGTATTAGGAACAGTTTATTAGTAGCCCCTATGCCGACCGCATCTACTAGTCAAATATTGGGTAATAATGAGTGTATAGAACCTATTACATCAAACATATTTTCTAGAAGTGTTTTGGCTGGAACATTTGTTGTTGTAAATAAATATTTATTAAATGATCTAATAAAATTAGAATTATGGGATGATGCTCTTAAAAATCGAATTATTCAAGCTGGGGGGACTGTTCAGAACATTGAAATTATACCCGATAGTATTAAGAAATTGTATAAAACTGCTTGGGATATTTCGCAAAAAGTAATTATAGACCAATCGGCCGACCGGGGGATTTATGTGTGTCAATCACAAAGTCTAAATCTCTTCCTTAAAAATCCTGATTTTAACAAACTTTCTAGTATGCATATGTATGCGTTTTCAAAGGGGTTAAAAACGGGTATGTATTATTTAAGAACTAAATCTGTTGCTCGAGCCCAGCAATTTACTATAGAACCTGATAAGCAATCCGATTGCGAAATGTGTTCAGCATAAGCAATCTGGTTGTGAAATGTGTTCTACCTATTGGATAAAATATTTAATTAATAGTTTAATAATTAAATTAAACTATTAATTATATTATATATTATAATATAATGGAAATAAATAATATTCTTTATATCCCAAAAGTATTAAATGAATTATTGTTTGCTTCAAACAATAATTATTCAAAATATTTCATTTTCATTTTTATTCTTATAGCGGTAGTTGCGCTTTCAGTCAGTATTATAAAAAAAATAGTATTTAGTAGTTGGTTTATAATCATTATTATTGTCCAAGGCGTGTTATTGTACAGTTATTATAAAATACGTTTAATAAATATTAAAGACAGTTTTAAGGACATGAGTGTGAAATGTAAAAATAAAACATTAAGTAAACGGCAAGAAGAATTATGTGGTGTATTAGAGAAATCGACAAATGATTATAATAAAATAGGGAATATAGTAAGAAAAGAATTTTATGATTAAATAATACGAATTTAAATAAATTTGATATAACAATGTATGATAATACCTTGTTACATTATAATGGAAAAACAACTGTCTGAAATTTTAAAACGATTGGATACAGTCGAATCTAGATTAAAAAAAATAGAAAGAGGGGGTGGAGACAATGAGCCTAAGCGCAAGATTATTATAAAAAAACAATCAGTTCAAGACCCTATTAAAAATATTAGTATTAAAACTGGAAATATTGTATTAACGCAACATCCTAATGGGTGTATTATTACAGGAGATACTTTTGATAAAAAAGATATTATAAAAAAATATAAGGGTTGGTGGACTCCTGATGCTAAAGGTTGGACCGTGCGTGTGGAACACTACAAAAAAATAAAGGCAGATCTTGAAAAATCAAGTAAATCATTGGAGGAAAAAACAAATTCGAATGATTTAGTTATAGATACAAACAAGTCAGAATCAGGGAAATCAGAATCGGGGAAATCAGAATCGATGAAATCGGGATCGAGTAGATCCAATATGAATGCGGAACCCAGTGGATTTTTGTCAGACAGCGATTAATTAAATGTTCTAGAAGTAAATGTTATAATATGTAAATATTAAAATATCTAAATGTAAATATTAAAATATTTTTTCTTGTCCAATAATATATATGCGAAATATTATTGAGCCATTTGTATTTAGAGTTTTGTTGAACAGTGATGTTATAGCACAAGGTGAAAATAAAGAGAATATGGATGTAATATCCAAATATCAAATACTGGGGCTGGTGTTAAGTGCTATCATTATACAATTATTGCGACTATTATTAGGTAAATGGCTGTGGAACACATATCTAGTAAAAATAGTATCAGGGGTTAAACCATTGGAAAATATAGGTCAATTAATAATAATTTCTATATTATTAAAAATATTAATTAAATAATTTCTAACACTATAATAAATGTTTCTAATAATAACTTTTATTATAGTATTAATATCGTTTTTATTATACACCAGGTATAATACGAAAATAACCATAGATTACTACCACAATCCACAAGAAAAAATACTATTATTAATGGACGATGCGTTACAGACTATGAATAATAATTCGCTGGAAAAATACTTGTTTAAAAATGTGAGTAAAAGTGTTCGATTTATTCCTGGAACAATAACAACACGGATTAAGACAAAAGTCGGTTGTGTAATCCAACCTTTAATAGATACTTTAAATAAATTAACTGAAAAACAATTTATTATTATGGAATACAACACAGTATTGATCGATTTAGATGTAGACAATAACTTTAAACTTAGATTAGATTTTTTTATTAATAGTATAAAAGATAATAAACAATTAAGATTAGTAGCCGAAATTATAGTCGATAATATGGATAATAAACATTTAAATTACATTAATAAATATAATAATAATAATAGTGATGTAGAATTATTATTATTAGATAAAACATCATTAGAGCATTCTGATATTAAACACTACAACACTATGAATCTAGAAAGAAAAAATATTTTACCTAATTGGAATCCAACTATTCACGGATTACGCAGAGATAATACGGGATTATATGGATTATTTGATTTATCGGTGGGGTTGTTAGGAAGTAATACATAAGATACACCCTTATTGTTCAACACCTTTAAGCATTTCTAAAATATGCTTATAATAAATAGTGTAATTATTTATATAGTCTGGTAGATTCGGGTCTATATTTTTATAAGCGCGATTTATATGTTTACTATTATTAAGATTCGTGTATATCTCCGCCTGTGTTGGTTCTAAGTTCTCCTTTTCTTTATAATAAAAATCTAAAATAGTATCCCAAGAATAATCCAAATTATCAGAGTTATTAATTGTTAGGCCATTGGATAAAGATTTAGTATTATTAACAATTATTCCATAAATATGGTAATTTCCATAAGTTTGAAATAATTTTATGCTCGAGATATATTTATTTTTTATTAAATACTCGTCATTAGCTATTTTCCGAATATGTTTTTTATATTTAAAATTTTCACTTATTAAATCCTGGTCTAATTTAATAATGGGGATCGAACCCAATTTAGCATATATCTGTGTTTTATTAATAAATATAGTTTTCTTAGATTTTGGAATATTCTCTTTATTGATACAGTAGCCTCTTATAAATATCAAACCAATATAATGATCGTCAGGTATACTATCTGTGTCAACTTCTGGGTTTTTTTCTGGGTCAACTTCTGGTTCAACTTCCAGGTTTTTTTCTGGGTCAACGTCAGGAGCAACTTCTGGGCTTTTTCCTGGGCCAACTTCTAACTCTTTATAAAGATCAAACTGTTTCTCAGTGTCAGGATTATCTATTTTTCTTACTATTAATTCAACAGTTTGATTATTTATAGGTTTCTCTTTAATAGGTGCCTTATCTTTCCCCATAAGTAATTTTTTAATATCTAGGCTAGTATCCCTATTAATATCATTACTACTATTTAATGTTATATTGGTAGACTTTTTAATAATTTTAAATTTTTTTACAATTTTAACACTACAAAAAGACATTTATTCGATTAATTATAATATAAATAAATCATATTTTTTAATATTATAATTATTATAATTATTATAATTATAATATAGTAATTATAATGTATAGTAAATTTATTCAATTTTATACAAAAAATAATTATGATAATACATTAAAATTAATATTACTTATTATAAATACGCTTAGTTTAATATATTTTATAGAAACATCATGGTGTATTCCCATTACAGTTATATTATTAAGTATTTATTTATTAGTATCAAAAAAAGAATTAAAAGATAAAAAGAGTTTAGTATATACGTGGATTATTTTCTCTTTAGCTACTATTTTAGCAGAATCATTTATCATATCATACAAAGTTATACCTGTATTAAAATATAAAAATCCTGATATTAATAATGTTCCATTGTGGCTAATATCAGCCTATTTAAATATGGTTATATCCATTATTATAGTAAACGATTATTTTAATTTTAGTATTAGTAAATAGATGTGTTTGGCGATTTAGCGTATAAACTCATGTAGTGTCCTAATGTATTGGTTTTTTTCCAAAGTATATATATTGGCAATGTTGTTGAAAGGAACCGTTCTCCAATAATTTGAACCAATCTAAAACGCACATTTTTCTCTGGTTTATTTTTTCTTATTTTCCCAGTGATAATTTTGTTTTTTTTCTCATCATATTTTTGGGATGTTAATATTATAATAGGTATATTATAATGTTCGCTTAATGCAATTTGTTCAGGCGTCCCCCCCCATCGATCTTCTAATTCTTCATTATAAAATTTTGATTTGCCTTTATTTACCCCAGATTTATATACCTTCCCTGTATTTATTTTAGTAATTACGGTATCTCCAGCAAAATATTTATAGCGATGTATATATTCATCAATATCTATATCATGCGTTAAAAGAATCATCGTATCTATTGACATATCGTATTCCTCTAATTTTTTGGATACGTTTTCCAAAATCCAATTATATGCTAATTTTTGAAGATGTCTGGCTAATACTTCCTGTTGTTCACCATCATATCCCCATTCTAGATGTTCATATACTTCGTCAATTGATTTTAATTGATCGCAATTTACCAATAATTTATTATCTTCTATATCTTGACAATTATAATTAAGGGAATTAGCAAATGCTCTATAAAAACAGGCATTATCGTTTAATACATCTTCTACATAGAATAATGTTGGGTCTATTGTTTCTAACTTAAACGTTTTTGACATTTAAGTTTAATTTTAAAATCGGAATATATATCAAATTTAAATAAAATCAATACTATTTTAAATAGTATTGATTTTATATTATTATGGTTATGTTAAACCCTATAGCAGATTGGTTAATATAATTGGTGGGAACCCTCTTCTATTATGGACTCTCTATTATGGACTCTCTATTATGGACTCATCGAGACTTTTTGTCGAAGATACTAAAAGCCTCAAGCACCATCAGCACCAGCGGGACCAGTAGGACCAGCAGGACCAGCAGGACCAGCAGCACCAGCAGGACCTTCGGCGCGCGAACAACCATTCATAAATAAATACATATTCAATAAACCAATCAGATACACAATCATTATAATATATACAAATATAATTATTTGAAATTTTAGTTAATTTTAATTAACTAAAATTAGATAATACTGTATAAAAATTTCATTTAATACATTTTCAGCATAGAATAATGTTAAGTCTATTGTTTCTAACTTAAACTAACATCAATTGAATTGAAATTCTGCTGAGGACAGCTGGGATGGGGCAACTCCTTGTCAAAATCAACTACTCAGATTCTTCTAGGTCAGGTGCTGTCGAACAACCATTCATAAATAAATACATATTCAATAAACCAATCAGATACACAATCATTATAATATATACAAATATAATTAACTAAATTAGTTAATACTCTATAAAAATTTCATTTAATACATTTTCAGCATAGAATAATGTTAAGTCTATTGTTTCTAACTTAAACGTTTTGACATTTAAGTTTAATTTTATCGAGTATATAAATATTTAAAGAATTATATATTATTATATAATAATGGTATTAAACTCAAGAAAACATGAATATAGTGTATTAAAAATACATCTTATAAATTATACAAATGAGTTAAATGCTCGTAAAGGTGGAGAAACAGATTTTAAGGCATTATCATCGCCAAATATAACCAAAATAGAATATAATATGCTTAAAAAACAACGACATAATTATTATAGTAATACAAATTACATACGTTTTTTAGAAAGAAAAATTAAAAATATAGAATCTTTATTAAATTAAATCGTTTGAAGTGATAGGGGGACTCTAGGGAAAGCATTATTATACACCAAATTAGACATAATTATTATAGTAATACAACTAAATTAAATCAATATCTTCATATTTGGGTGGAACATCTTCATTTCGTTCTAGAATATTGCTAGGCCTAGGGATAGGGATAGGGATAGGGATAGGGATAGAATTTGGACGTAACCTCAGTGAATTATAATCTACACGATGTATAGTCGGATTTCGTATATTTGGAATTATATCAATAATGGGAGGTATCTGAATGTATCCCCGGGTGTGTCTGTTTGTTACATATGTTTTATACCCATACCACAATGTTATCCCAGCTGAACTAGCAATACCCCCACTTATTAAAGCAATAACAACAAAATGTAACATTATATAATATACTATAATGTTATATTTTAATATAAATATTCATTTGTAATTATTAATTTGATTTATTTATGTGCAAATTTACAACACATAAATGAGTCATTTTCCCAAAATAGGAGTTCCACCATTTAAAGGTACATTAAAACAAGCAAGAGCATCTGGATATACATTTAAACGTGCTACAAGTGATATTTTAGATAATATAATCAATAAATGTAAAAATATTAAGGTAGAAACAGAATTCAATGTAGAATCTGATCGACTTTATACCATTAATTTTTACGATGATTATCAAGGTGGATTTGAAAATTTAAAAAATGAAGGAGAATCCAATCCATTTAATATGGCTCATATTCGTGCTGGACATATGGAGGATGAAGAAACATCTGAATTTGGTATGGGTCTTAAATTAGCCGCAATGTTTTTAGGAAATTCATTCCAGGTTTATACTAAAATTTTAGATGATACTGGGGCAAGTCTTTTTTACAAAGTGGGTTTCGATTTTAATAAAATGGCTATGAATAAGAATCCAGATAAAAGTTATGAACCATCTGAATGGCACGAAATTACGCAAATAGATTATGAACGTCAACATTGTTATAAACAAGGCTCCAAAATATCTATTTCGGGTATTCGTTCAGAAGCATTGGGTAAAATAAATGAGGATGATTTAACCGCACAGATATCCCAAAATATTGCGGATTGTTATTCGGATATAATTCAAAAAAACAATGTAACTATTTTGGTAAATAGTAAAAAAGCCGAACCTAAAATAAATTATCTATCCGATCCAAAATGTAAACCTCTTTCTAAATTATCTACGGTATATTTGGTGAATTATCAGTCAGAAGATAACAATTTTGTAGCAGCAATAAAGACCTTAAATTATACTGGAATAACAACTTATTATAAATATGATACGGAATTAGAAATCAAATCCCATATAAATAAACTGTCTGAATCTGAATTTAAAACATTAATTGAAAACGTAGAATTAAAATTAACGTTTAATTCTACATCCACCTATTGGTGTGAAGATACTACTGATGGTTCAAATTACAGTGGGGGATTAATTGAAATATTTCGATTAGGAAGAATGTATGACAGTATTTCTTATTTAAAACGTCGGAATAATGGGAGTCAAAACTATACCTATCATCGTTTGGATTATGAATCTAAATTAATTAATAAACTTATTGGTATGAATTACAATAAAAATATAAATAATGCACTTTCCAATAATTTTACAGACATGATGTATCAACTCCAAAAGCGACACGAAGGATCTTATTCAAGTGATACTAGCAATAAAGTATTTTATAATTTGGAACAAAAAGCCTTATTAGAGAAGATTACATCTATAGAAAAATATAAAACTAAACCAAGTCCCATTACTATAGAACCGGAATCTACCAATATACCAACCACAATAATAGATAATGAAACCGCATCTATTGAAAATATCACAGTTACTGCGAATCTTGTAACAACACTACCTATAGTAAGTGATAGTCTTGGTAATGAAATAATTAACAATGAAATAATTAACAATGAAATAGTCAACGATGAAATAGTTAACGAAGTAGTTAACGAAGTAATAGTCGACGATGAAATAGTTAACGACGATGAAATAGTGAATAACGATGAAATAGTGAATAACGATGAAATAGTGAATAACGATGAAATACAGCCTTCAAATATATTAGAGATTACCAATCAGGTAGAGGGTATTGATTTTATAATTCAGAAAGCATCCATATATCTAAGTATAAAAAAAAATAATCAATCAGATAGAAAAATTCCTCTATATAATGGAAAGATAAAAAGTAAATTTGGAATTACAGAACAGTCTTTAACAAAAAGATTTAATGGAGCTGTTTTATGTGAGGGGTATGAATTGGTTTGTTATGAAGAATTTAATATTGATGGTATGTTAATGGTAGAAAATGATCATAACCAACAAAAGTACTCTATAGAAAATAGTTTATATACAAGTTTAAAAACTGTTCCAAGCATAGAATTTGAAAATAACAGTACAGAAATATTCTATTATACTGCGGAGGACCGTTTTAAAGTTAGAGATATATTTTATAAAATTGCTTGTAGTTTTAGACCTGAATTATAATTGGTTTTACTATTATATTATAATATAATAATAATATTAGCACTATACTAATATTATTATTTATAAAAATAAGAAAAGGTATTAGGGTGGTAGAATATACCAAACTTACATATTTTGAAAGCAATGCCTAAAAACCCGATAAATTATTTGCGGATTTATAATATCTAATTTTTCATCCAGTTGATCCAAGTAAAGACCCTTGACACTTGGAAAATTAATTCGTTTATCAATTATTTTTTAATACTTGGGAAATCAATCATATATTTATAGTTATATATATTTATATAACCCCTTAAATAATTGTTTTACATCACTGGAAAGTGTAATTTCATTTTCAGTAAAAATAACCCGCACATTTTTCCCCCCTATGGTTCTTATTTTAATCGAATTTTGATACCTTTCCTTATAATAATAAGCTACTGCTATACTACCACTTCCACACGATCCGGTTTCCCGATAAACCCCTCGCTCATAGGTTCGTATATCAATATAATTATCATTCGAATTAATAAAATTGATATTATAATCTAAAAAGAGAGGGCTGTTTGTCACCAAATAAGTCATAAATAGATTAATATTTATACTAGACAATAACTTTGTTTCTATAATAATATGTGGAACGCCTACCATATATGCTTGTTTAAAGATGAGTCCATAGCGGTTATTCCGGTATGTAAGCAAAAGCTTAACTAATGTATCTATAAATTCAAGTTTTAAAGTTGTAACAATTGGATTCAATGTAATAGATATTTCGTCGCGATCTAATAGCCCCTTGGTAACTATTCCATAATTATTTTTAAATTGAACATTTAACAGTTCGGATTCGGTTAAATAATGATACGTTAAACAGAGAGCACCGTTACCACAAAAATCTGCTAAACTGCCATCCTGATTATAATAACTCCAATTATTTTCTTTTTCATTAGTATATAATATAACTCCATCCGCTCCCACACCAACATCTTTATCACAAATTTTTATAACAAAATCTTCCAAATCAACATTTACAATGTGTTTTTGTTCAATCATAATAAGTATGTTTCCACATACACTATATTTATAAAATTCGGTTTCCCTATTTAAACTTACCCGCGATTCATTTCCATGATTTTTAAGGGTGTGAATACCAGGATTTCTATTCAATTGTTGTTTAATAAAATTTACGCACCCCATCCCAAACACTCTATAATCAATTATCGAATGATTTAATTCTAATTTTTCATAGCCATTTGTTAATGTAAGTTTGTGTTCACCCAATGTATCCCCTTCCCTAATACTATTTATGGGTATGTCTCTTTTTTTTTCCCCTCTCACTTCCCCTTCCCCTCCCATACACTCTTTTATTAGTAGTGCTGTTCCACTGGGGCGATCCCGCTTCCTAGTATGATGTCGCTCGCATATCTCTATATCCCAATCATCACGCGTAATTAGTTTATTAAAATTTGTTAACACAGAAATCCCTAGTGAAAAATTTGGGACTAGTGATATTGACGCAAATTCACTATATTTTTTGATAAGGACATTGGGAAGATCTCCTGTTGTTCCAATAACAACCGGGACATATATTTCATTATCTAAAAGATAGTTTAAAAGGTTTTCAGTACCAACCGGTGTTGACACATCTATAATTACATCATTTTTATTTCCCGATTTATATGTTAGTTCTCTACCTATACAAGTAATTCTTGCTATCGCTTTATCTTTTTTTAAACATTTTACAATTTCGCTCCCAAGATGCCCCCTATAACCTAAAACTGCCACATTATAGAGATTGATATTACTTGTATAACTCTTAATCATTTTCAACAATCTTTCAGCACCTAATTGAATATCAGCCAGACCATAACAAGAAAAACTTAAACGTATGAAGTTTTCGCAAGTTCCATTAACCGTAAATTTGTCTCCTGGATTAAATTTTACCTTAAATGTCGAGAATAAATCAATTAAATTATTTGAGTTTAGGTTTAAATCAGCCCATAAAAAATACCCACCCTTAGGTATATTAAATGTTAATTCGGGGTCCGTATTTTTTAATGTTTTACACAATATATCACAGCGTTGTTTAAGTTCTTGTCTTAGAAATTTAATATGCTTTTCTAATGAATCTGTTATAATCAATGGGTGGACAATTGCACTAACAAATGGACTTATACCCCCTCCACTATCTAATTGTCCACAATTAACAATTTTATCCATTATAGATTTAGAGTTTGTGTGTATCCAGCCTAAACGTAAGGATGGGGCTAAAATTTTTGAAAATGACCCCAATGAAATAATATTATCCCCATAATAAGTCAATGGCATTTTAGGTTTATCTACCTCATTGAAATAGAGCAGATGATAAGCTTCATCTGCTACTACAAGCAGATTATGTTTATTTGATAATATACCTAACCTTTCACGCTTATCATTCGACATGGTGTACCCAGTTGGGTTATGAAAAGCAGGTATTGTATACAACATTTTAGGAGCACTTGTTTTATCCAATTCCTCCTCCAATATATCAATATCAATACCATCTTCTCGAATAGGTATTGATACTATAGTTAATTTAAAATTTTTAAATATATTTATGACTAAAAAATAAGTAGGTTCTTCCACATAAACAATAGTTTCACTGTCTGTAAATAAAGAACAAATTAAGGACAAGGCGCCTGTTATACCATTTGTTATTAATAAATTGTCGGGGTTTACATCTTTACTATAAGCCTTTGTTAAAAAATTAGATAGATCTTTTCTAAAACCAAAATAGCCTTTAATATCTCCATATTGTAATAGTGTTTGATCTTCGATTGTATTAATATTAGCGGTTCCAATTTTAATTAAATCTAGTGGTAAAAAATCAGTTGAGGGTTGTCCTATATCAAAATTAATTAAAGTATCTCGGTTTGGAATATTATATTGTCCATACATATTTAAATAAATATTATTTAATATTTAAATAATTATATATTACTATGAGTATTAAAACAATAGGTATACTTGGGGGTATGGTAACAACACATTTTCAAGAAATTTTACGTAATATAATGAATGATAATAAAATAATAAATATATATATTATTAAATAAATAAATAAATCTAGGACAAATACAAATAGTTATCTAGGAAAGGAAAGGAAAGGAAAGGAAAAAGGAAAAAGGAAATTTAATAATCTGAATTTATAATATATATATATATAGTAATGACAACCGTATTAAACAATTTAGTATTTAAGATTATCGTTATTGGGAATGCAAATACTGGAAAATCCGCTTTATTAAATAGAGTAACTGGGAGAATTTTTAATAATTCATATACAATGACTATAGGGGTTGATTTTGCTATTAGAAATATAGAGTTTGAAAAGAATGGGCATAAAAATCATATTAAATTACAGATTTGGGATACAGCTGGACAAGAATGTTTTAGGTCGATAACACGTTCATATTATAAAGATGCTGCTGGTGTTATACTTGTATATGATATAACAAATTTAAAAAGTTATGAATCATTAACTCGATGGATAGACGATATTAACTATTATTGTTCACCTGATACTCAAATTATAATATCGGGTAATAAAATTGATCTTGGTCATATAAGAACTATAAGTTATAATGAAGTGAATATTTTTTGTAAAAATAATACGATAGATTATTTAGAAACAAGTTCAAAAACAGGGGAAAATGTGGATATTCTTTTTAAAAAACTAGCTGAAAAAATATATGATAATTACATAACTAAAAATCTAGAAGAAAGAAAAAATATATTGGGTATTAAACATTTAAATGCTGTATCAGATAGTGTATTGAATGGAGGACTATTAACTAAAGGAATGAGAATGAAAATGAAAATGAAAATGAGAACTAAAGGAATGACTGGGAAGCAACCTTGTTGCCAATCGTTATAAATTTATTTCCTTTATATACACATTAAATGCTTTAACTAAATCTTCTGGTATATTTTCTAAATCGATCAGAATCTTATTTAAGGAATATATATTTAATGATTCTGGGAATTGTCTAAATTTATCTAATAATAAAGAATTATTATTATATAATTTCAATGCTGTTTTACGCCCACACCTCGAAAAACAAGGATTAATATTATCCGATTTATCTCCACAAATAATCTTCAGTTCTAAATCTAATTTACGATCACCAGTAGATTTGATATTTAAACATTTATTTTGTAAATTATAGAGTAACGTGTTTTCGTCAATAAGTTGTAGTAAATCTTCGTCACTTGTTATGACGATAATTTTACTATTAGGATGTTTCTTTTGTATATATTGTTTAGTAAGGTATATACAATCATCTGCCTCTAATGTATCAAATTCGATTAATTTGTGTTCGGCGTCATTTATAAGTTTATACGTAGTGTTGAAAAAATGTCCTATAGAATTATTTGAAGCCCTGTTAGATTTATACTTATCATAATATTTATTTCTCCAAATGTCTTTTCGAGGACAATCTTTAACAAATATTATGTGATCTTTTTGTATAGTGTGTGTATTTATAAAATTGGAAAAGGAATCAAAATATTTTTTATTAAACATCGTCTTAAATAGTTCATTTTCAGACCAATTATAATCTTCATCAAATTTATCATCTGAATGAGCAAAAGAATACCATCGCTTTGTTGCGAAAAATCTATAAAATATAGTATAACTAGTATCAATTAAAAGAAAGGTTTCTGTCATTATTTTATTTATATTAATTAAATTTATATATCAAATTTATATTATCAAATTTAAATACCATAATTAAATACCCTATTTAAATACCATAATTAAATACCCTATTTAAATACCATAATTAAATACCCTGATTAAATAATAAATTTAAATAC